TACGATGGTGATGAAAAAGGTACAGCATATCCAATTATGCTTTGCAAATTCAACACCGGTCATCAACTTGGTATAGGTGTCGTTTCTGGCGCTGCACCATCATCAGCTTAATAGGGAGATTGAACTATGGCTATTTCAAGAGCGCAACTCCTTAAAGAGTTGTTACCGGGCTTAAACGCATTGTTTGGCTTGGAATATCAAAAGTATGAAGATGAGCATACTGAAATCTATGAAGTGGAAAACTCAGAGCGTAGCTTCGAAGAAGAAGTGAAGTTATCTGGTTTTGGTGCAGCTCCTGTAAAACAGGAAGGTGCAGCAATTTCATATGACACCGCACAAGAGTCATTTACTTCAAGGTATAACCATGAAACTGTGGCTATGGGCTTTTCAATAACAGAAGAGGCAATGGAAGATAATCTTTATGATTCATTGTCAGCTCGTTACACAAAAGCACTAGCAAGAGCAATGGCATATACAAAGCAGACAAAAGCTGCTTCATTGCTTAACACAGGCTTTGATACATTTCAAAGCGGCGATGGTGTAACATTGTTTAACACAGCTCACCCAACAGTGGCTGGTGGCAACAATAAGAACAGGCTAACAACAAACGCTGATTTGAACGAGACATCTCTTGAGCAAGCAGTGATTGATATTGCAGCTTTCGTAGACGAAAGAGGCTTGTTAATTGCAGCAAGACCAAGAAAGTTGATCGTTCCACCAGCATTGATGTTTGTCGCAACAAGGTTATTACAGACTGACTTAAGAGTTGGTACATCAGATAATGACACAAACGCAATCAAGACCAATGGATCAATTCCAGAGGGTTACTCTGTTAATCACTATTTAACAGATACAGATGCGTTTTTCTTAACAACTGATGTTCCTAACGGTATGAAGATGTTTGTAAGAACACCAATGTCAACATCAATGGATGGGGATTTCAACACAGGTAATGTAAGATACAAAGCCCGTGAGAGATACTCATTTGGTGTGTCAGATCCTCTCGGTATGTTTGGTTCACCGGGAGCCTAAAACCCCTTAGAGGGAGCTGTTCCTTTCCGGCTCCCTCTTACATTAACCCTTGACTGCATTAGCAGACATTTGCCACGACAAGGAGATTAATCATGGCTAATTCAACATTCTCAGGTCCTATTAGATCTGAAAGCACAATCAAGACTATTAGTAAAAATGCGACTACTGGAACAATCACAGAAGTTATGACTATGGGTGATGCACCAGTAGCATTAGCAGACGAGGACAAAACACTCGATAATGCAACACACAGCGGAAGAACAATGGTTGTACCTGCTGTAACTGCTAATAGAACAATTACACTTCCATCTCCAACAGCAGGAGCCACCTTTAAGCTTATTTATGGTGGTGCAGCTGAAGAGACAGAAAATCTAATTATTGATAGCGGTTCAGACACTAACTTTTTTATTGGTGGCGTACAGCACTTAGACACTAATGCAGACAACGTAGCAGTATATGCAGATGGTAATTCAAACTCAAAGCTAACACTTACTGATTTTGGTATTATGGAAATTAATATCATGGCTAAGGATTCAACAAATTGGTATATTTGGGGTAACGTAGTATCTGCGACAGCACCTGCTTTTGCTGATCAATAATAGGAGGTTTAAATGAGTAGTCGCTCAGATGTAAAAGCCTTCAATTTTGATCAAGGTGATAGCGCTGCTGTTATTGGTCCAGATAGATCCAGAATAAGACAAGTTGTAATCTTTGGTAATGCTGCGGGAGCATTAACTATTAAAGATGGTTCAGGTGGTGCAGATTTGTTGGTTCAAAGTTTTCCAGCAGGTTTGCATACCTTAAACATCCCAGACCAAGGAATATTAGCTGAAAATGGTGCTTATATACATGCCTTTACTGGATCTGGTAATAAAATAACTGTTTTCGTATCATAATGGCTGCAAAAAAAGGCACTATGAAAGGTCATACAATCGGAGGTGGGCATAAGCGGCCCACCAAATCCGGTGCTGGTATGACTGCTAAAGGTGTTGCTAAGTATCGTAGAGATAATCCCGGGTCTAAACTAAAAACAGCAGTAACCGAAAGCAAACCAAGTAAAGCTAGAGCAGCTAGACGTAAATCATATTGCGCTAGATCTGCAGGTCAAATGAAAAAGTTTCCTAAAGCAGCAAAGAATCCTAATAGTCGTCTAAGACAAGCTAGAAAAAGGTGGAAGTGTTGATTAGTAGGGCTTCAATGCAGAAACAGTTGAAAGGTAATAAAATGAAAAATATTAAAAAACCTGTTCTAAAGAAAAATGTAGGAAAATTATTAGAAACCTTTTCTCCTGCATACAGCATCATGAAGGGCAAGGGTCCAACAAGCCAAATAGCTTCTGCAATAGGAAAAGCAGCCGGACCTATGAGTCCTATTGGTCAACTTGCTCAAGACAGGAGAAAAGAAGGTCAACGCAGAAGAGCTGAAATGCTTGGCTCAAATAGAATGACTGAAATGCCGCGAATGATGGCAGGTGGCCCAGTTAAAAGGAATAGGTCAATAGATGGTTGTGCTGTAAAAGGAAAGACTAGAGCTTAATAATGATAGATATTGTATGCCCTAAATGCAAAGCAGCATTAGATGAGAAAGCAGAAATAACTACAAAATGTAAAGTATGTCAAATGGTTATTTCAGATCATGTATGGGAAAGCAAATTTGGTTATGAGTGGATAAAAGAATTAGAAGAGATTCAAGATGCCAAGTCGTAACTATCGTGGTGAGTATGACAACTACCATAAAAAACCAGAGCAGAAAAAAAGAAGAGCTAGTAGAAACACAGCTAGGTCAGTAATGAAAACTGCCGGTAAAGTTAAAAAGGGCGATGGCAAAGACGTTGCTCATAAGAATGGCAACCCTAAAGATAATAAAAGGAAAAACCTTACAGTAAAGCCTAAGTCACTTAACAGATCTTTTGCAAGAACAAGTAAAGCAAAAAAAGTTAACAGGAGATCTTGATGAAAGTTACAAGACTAAAGAGTGGCGGATTTTTGTCATCTGGGACAGACGCTGGTGATTTAGCCATACTTCGCAAAGCTAAAAATATAGATGATGGCTCTGGGATGAAAGCTGGTGGCAGAGTAAAGAAAAGTAGGGTAAATGAAGCCGGTAACTATACTAAGCCGGGGCTAAGAAAAAGTATATTTAATAGAATAAAAGCAGGAGGTAAGGGTGGTAAACCCGGTCAGTGGTCTGCTAGAAAAGCTCAAATGATGGCTAAAGCCTATAAAAAATCAGGCGGAGGCTATAAATAAGGAATAAAGTTTATGGTTGTCGCAGAGATATTAACAGGGATCGCTTTAGTACAAAAAAGTGTTGAATTTATTAAATCTAATATTGGCACTGTAAATGACATAAAAGACATAGCTAAACAAATTGATGGCTTTTTTCTTGGCGAAGAGCAAATGAATAAAGGTCAGGGAAAAGGTATGTCTATTATGGAGCAGTTTGGTTCAGTAGAATCAAGTGCTACAGATTATATAGACAGAAAACTTTTAGAAGAAAAACGACAAGAGCTTAAACAACTTATTAATTTAAGATTTGGACCTCAAGCATGGGACCAGATTATTGCTGAAAGAGCTGACAGAATAGCAAAAGCTAAAGAGGCCCAGAGACAAGCTAGAATAGAAGCAAAAAGAAAACAAGATGAGATATTAGAGGTTATTAAATGGGTTGGGTATGGGTTTATAATCATTGGTTTAATTCTTGGTTTGACGATTGTAGCTGTAAAAGTTTATGCAAAAGATTACACAAGAAATCAAAAGATAAACAATGGAACATTATCTGTTCCCAAAATGACAACATGTCGCTTGAAAAAACAAAAAGTTTTTAAAGATAAAATGGCATGTATTTATGTTGGCGCTCAAAAAACATATGAGTTAGAGTTCACTGATATTCATGTAGGATGCCCACGCAATTATCAATGCGTTTTTAATCCTAATGGTCAGGAGCCATCAATAGATAAAGTTATGGAAAGTTTAAGGAGCATTGCAAAATGAGTCCGTGCATTGGTGTTTGTAAGTTAGATGATAATAAAACTTGTATTGGTTGTAAAAGAACAATAGAGGAGATTAAAACCGCTTATGAAAAAATTACAAAAAAATAGTATATATGAAGAGTATGATGAGGATGGTGATGGCATTGTAACAGATGAAGAGCTATCTCATGTTAAAGAAATTAAAAAAACAGAAGACGAGTTGAGAAAACATTTAGCTCAATTAAGAATGGCCAGATATACCTTAGTATCTATGGGTATATTTACAGTTGCTATGTTCTTTATAGATTTAGAAAGAGTTAAAGCGTTATCTGATATAAGTAATTTGTTTTATTTATCTGGTGCTGGTATAGTAGGAGCATACATGGGTACAACAGCATGGATGAGCAGAAAGTAAAAGTTAACATTAACATTTAAGGTTGTTATGGTAGGATTAAAAAAACCACAAAGGAGTTTGAAGGCTTGGGGTAAACAGAAGTGGCGAACAAAGAGTGGCAAACCTAGTACACAGGGGCCAAAAGCTACTGGTGAACGTTACCTACCTGAGAAAGCAATTAAGGCTCTATCAGCCTCTGAATACGCCTCCTCTACGGCTGCTAAACGAAAAGCAACTAGAGCAGGTAAACAAGTTTCTAAACAACCCAAAAAGGTTGCACGAAAGACGAAAAATTA